CTGCTTCCTCTTACGTCACCTCATCTGATGCAAGATTAAAAGACAACATAGAAGATGCAAAAGACTCTGGTCACATCATCGACAAAATCAAAGTACGCCAGTTTGATTGGAAGAAGACAGGTAAGCATCAAGATTACGGTATGATTGCTCAAGAATTGATCTTGGAATGTCCTGATGCAGTTTCAACACCAACCGAAGATCACCAGATGATGGGCGTAGATTATTCTAAACTCGTCCCTTTGATGATGAACGAAATTCAACAACTAAGGGCGAGAGTCCAAACTTTAGAAAAGGAAAAGTAAATGGCGGCAACGTGGAAAATAGTAGAGCTTGAGCGTAACAGCAATGCTCCGAATAAAGATGGTGTTATCGTAGCGCATTGGCGTTGTGAAGATTCCGAAGTAGTAGGCACTGACGATGACGCAGTCACTCACTACGGATCATCATACGGTACTTGTAGTTGGACACCTGATTCAACTAAAGAAGATTACACTAAATATACTGATCTGACTGAAGAAATAGTCATAGGATGGGTCAAAGCATCTGAGTCTGTATCTGCTGATGATATTGAGGCAAGCATCGCTGCACAAATAGCTGACAGTAAAGCACCTGCAATTTCAACTGGATTACCCTGGAGTTCGTAATGATTACTATAGATGATATTGAATATAAAGAAGATGATCTTTCTGACATAAGCAAAATTCATGTAGAAAGAATTAACGAGTTAAGAAAAGAACTTGGTCAATTACAAATGATGTTAGATGAAAAAAATGTATTGATCTCTGCTTATGCAAATGCAATCAAAGAGTCATTACAACCAGTAGAAGATGAAGGAGAAATTGTCAATGAGTGAGTCAGTTAAAGTGCCATCATGGGCTGTACCTTTAATGGCAGCAATTATACCAGCAGCTATTGCATGGGGAACTATGCAAGCTCAAGCGCAAGCAACGGATTCAGAAGTTAAGAAAGTTAGCAAGGTTGTTGAAACATTACAAAGTACAACTACCGATAATTCTGTGCGCAGCAAACTTAATGAGCAAGCGATACAAACTATTGCTGATGGATTGGCTGCACAAACTGAAATTAGTAAAGCTACTGACGAGAAGTTAGGTACGTTGATTGAGATTATGTTGAAAGAAAGGCGATAGGTTGAAATTAGTGATTGCATTAGTGATCATTGTCAATGGTATAGAAGATGATACTAAGAAAACTTTCTTTAAAAATCCTCAACATTGCGAATGGGTAGCGCAAGAGTTATCCCGTGATCGTAAATATTTTAAGGGAGTAGAACACGCTTTTTGCAGACCTGAATGGGTTGAAAAAGATACGCCAGTAACGAATCTTAATGTTGTGCCAATGCCAGTAGAAGAAGATGAAGAGGCTCCATAATGGGTATGACCCCCAAAAAATTAGAACCAAAATCAAAATACGCAGAATATGATTTTGATGGAGATGGTACAGTTTCTGACGAAGAGATTGCAAGGCATAATGAAATACTTCAGCAAGAGTTAGCGGAAGAAAAAGCAGATACACAAAGAAGAATGGCTTGGATGGCTATGATATCCATGATTGCATATCCTTTGGCATCATTGATAATTGCTGAAGATAGACTAGATACATGGAGTGCAATGAGTGATATGATATTTTTAAGTCAAGCATCAGTGATTGGTTTATACTTTGGTGCAACAGCTTATATGTCAAAAAAATAGGTAAGGTTATGTTACAAAATTTGATTGGCCCAGCAACGCAGTTATTAGATAAGTTTATAGAAGACAAAGATCAGAAGATGGCTTTGGCTCATGAGATAAGCACAATGGCAGAGCGCCATGCTCAAGAGCTTGCAAAGGGTCAAATAGAGATTAATAAGTTAGATGCCAAAGGTAATTGGTTTCAATCGAGTTGGAGACCGTTAGCAGGATATACTTGTGTCCTTGGCTTATTTGTTAACTTCTTAATATCTCCTATATGTGCAGGCTTTGGTATTATAATCCCCCAAGCAGATGCCTCTGTGATGATGCCGCTTTTGCTCGGAATGCTTGGACTCGGCTCCGCCAGATCGTATGAACGTATTAAAGGCGTAGGTAAATAAAAAGAAATAGGAGAATAATTATGGGTTTATTTAGAAGTATTGTAAACTTTTTTACTAATTCAGAAGACGTTACAGTACGTAACAGAGATGAAAAGGGACAGTTTGTAGCTGATGACAAATCAACGCCAGATAAAAACGAAGCATATAAAACAGTACGTCAAAAAAAAGCTATACCAAAGAAAGCTGCACCCAAATCTAAAAAACCTACAAAGTGAAATACTTTAAGCTATCAGACTTTGATTGCCAAGAAACAGGCGAGAACGAAATGTGTCCAAACTTTTTATATAAGTTAGACGATTTACGCGATGCTTGTGGTTTTCCATTTATAATTACAAGTGGATACAGAAGCCCATCACATAGTATTGAATCAAAGAAAGAAAAGCCTGGCACTCATGCACAAGGCATAGCATCTGATATTAAAGTAAACAATGGTATGGAGCGATACTTAATTGTAAAGAACGCTGTAGAGATGGGATTCAATGGTATAGGTATAGCTAAAACTTTTATACACGTTGATAACAGAAATACAGAATCTGTTATGTGGTCTTACTAACGATACCTAGATGTTTTCTTTGCTATACGTTTAGGTTGTTTTGATACTTGCTTACCAGCTTGAGTGTCTTTCTTTTTCTTTCTACTGGTTGCTGCATATTCTTGAGAAGATAATGCCTGTCTAGCCTTACGTGGCAAATAACGCTCTCCTGTGGCCTTAGGGCCGACTGTAGATGGTTTGCCTGACTTAGTACCCCAATCTTGTTTACCCCAGTCTAAGAGCGATTTCTGTGGCTTCCTGAGTGCCATTACCTGTAGCCACCACCTCTAGCTTTGTATTGTTTTGCTAACATCTGTGCTTTTCTGCCTGACCATTGACCAGGATTACCACCTTTACCACCACGTTTGATAGCTTCAAATAAACTTTTTCTCATTCTAGGTTTGGTATAGTTACCAGCTTCATTGACTCGTGATGTCATTTTTTACCTTTCTTAGCAGCAGCAATAACATCACCGCGAGTAATTTTATTTTTGTCACCATACATAGCTGCAAGTTTTCTTTGTCGTGCAGTTAGTTTTTTCTTTCTCTTCATGTCCATAATTATTTACCATTAACTTTTTGTTTAGCTTTGTCAGATAAGTCTTTGAAATGAAATAACTTTTTACTATTTTTTGTATGCATAGAACCGCTATGCGTTTCACCATTTGGCATCTTGTGAGTGCCTCCTGTGTACTCTCTGCCGTCAGCAAAGTAATGTTTTATACCTTTTGCCACGTTATTTCCTTGGCTTGCTTTTCTTTGGCTTTGGTTTTGATTTGCTTTTTGAACCTGTGTGATACGGCATAATTATCTCCTTACCATTTAACTTTGTTTGCCCACCACGCAGCAGACATTTTACCGCGTGCTATGTTTTTTCTGTGCCTTGCTTTAAAACTTGCTCGTTTATTTCTAATTCTTTGAGACTCTCCAGATTTAGGTTTGCCAGCAGTCTTAGCTCCTTGCTGTCCAAAACGTATAGTTTTAACTTTATCGCCAACTTTTGCAACAACAACGTGTGATTTTGTAGGGTGATTTGGTGTGCGTTTTGCTTTGTTGTAACCAGATACACCGATACGTTTGAGTAAACTTTTCTTCTCCATATTTTGAGTATAACAAAAAAAAGCCCCATGTGGGGCTTAAAAGGGGGTTTCATACAATCATAAAAAGGACTTTTATTCTAACAAGTGTCTGAGTTAATGCAAGTATTTAATTTGTCCCCAACTCTACACCCTTTTTTTAGCCTATCTACTTGGGGTCAGGATAATCTTTCTTCGTGATGTTTAATTAATTCATTAAATTCTTTGAGCATATCTTCATAATCTTGTTTGTACATTTTTTTTAGCTTGCGTTTGTCTTGATGCATTTGTCTAACAAAGTCTTCACCGTACATATCTATCATCCATAGTGTGTACTGTCCTTCTGCGCTGCCCTTACTCATACCAAAACAATTACATCCTTTACATTGTGGGTGTACGTTTTCTATTTCTAACGCCCAATATGATGAACTACCCTTGGCTATGTAGTGACCACCATCTGCATCTTTCCAGTGCAATCTTTTGTCGCATGATACACATTGCACCATACCAAGCTGATCAGCAGCAGATATCCTTGCTAGTTTTTGTATAGCAGTCAGGCATTTCTTGCGTAGTTTTTGACTCATAAATCTGTCATTGGCTTTGATGGGAACGGTATGTGTATGCCTGTACGCTCACTCAATGCTGAGTTAATAGCATCATAGACCTTAGATACTTTGTCAGATTGTATGTCTGTGGTTGAAGAAACACCGTACATTGTGTTCTGTATTGATCGCCAAAACTCTTTGAATGATTCTTGCGTCCAGGGTATTTCAATAGAATCTCTAAGAAAATCTGCATTTAATTGATGATAGTAACCAGCATCATTTAACATACTTGCTGCATTTCTAAAATAAACTTCAAGTGCTGCTTGTTGTTTAGGTGATCTGGGTTTACCTGTCTTGCATATAAATGTGACGCTATCATTGCTCTCACAAATTTCATCCACAAATGTTTTAAAACATTCTTTTTTGTGTTGATTATTTATAAACCATTGTTCAGACATTATTCACCTATATAAGTTTTTTCTTTAACCATGCGCTACTTAAATTTTTTGTGTCATATAGCGATTGTCGTTTTCTTAATCGTTTTTTTCTTTCTCTTATTTCCAAATCAGAGTCTGTAAATGATTTTTTATTTCTCAATCTGTTAGAAACAAAAGATGTTGATCTATCAAATAATTCTGCTATTTCGGTACGTGAATATTTGTTACCAAAAATTAACTTATTGGTTTTACCACGATAAACAAAAAACTTTGTATTTCCATTCATATGTTTAACTCTTTCCTCATTTTATCAAGAGCAATTATATTTGCTTTACGCCTATCTTTAACTTCCATTGGTGCTAGTTGATGGGGTATGTACAGTTTGTGATAGCTTGCTATCCTTGCGTTTTGTTTTTGCAAACCAAGTATTGCATCAATGTCAGGAAATAAAAATTTATCATTACCCTTTTGTCTTTCATCGTGTACTACATCAAACAAAGCATTGATCTGTTCTCTGCTTAATCTTGATATTGACTTACCAAACTCTCTTCTAGCTAATGACAAGGTATGCGAGTCAGGCCATTGAGACTGCATCTTTGCAATGCCATAAGTGTTTTGTAATCTTAAAAAGAAATATGCAATAACATCTTTGTCTTGTTTACTAAAAGTCTGTTGCTTTATCGTAGTCGTAGATGCTTGATGCATAAGTTGCTCTAGCTGTTGTCTTGTCTCCATCTTTCTTGCTCCATTTTTTGTTGTTTGATTCCCAAAAACTCAATGCACGTTTCCAATTCTTCATCTTAACTTTGCCAACAATCCATCCTTTTGACTCATGGTAATTAAAAAATTGTTTAACATCACACTGATAACCTTTTTCTTTTTTATATTCTTCTAATTCATCAACTGTAGGTATATTAAATGTAGTATTAATACTTGTATTATTATAGTAGACATTTTTGTCTATAGGGCTGGGGACATTTTTGTCTATAACTTCATGACAAATTTGTACGTATCTCTTACTGATTTGCTTAGTTCCTTCTTTGTATTCCACAGTCATTTTTATATAACCGCATAAGTTTAAAGCTTGTATTAACCTTGTAATAGATCGTTTATTTAACCCATATAGTTCAGCAAAATAATTATTTGATGCCCAGCATCTACCTTCTTTATTGCATAGTGCTGTAATCTCACCGTACAATAACTTTGCATTAGCTGGCAGTTTGTCATCATATCTAA